TCCACTCTTTGCCTTCCATAATACCTCGTACAAAGGCTTCTGGTGCTGAAGGGTCTGCTACAATGTCTGCAGCGGTGGCAATTTGAAAATCGTCTTTCACATAATTAATACCGTTCTTTTCTTCTAAAGAACCTACACCACGACTAGAGACTCCAAGTTTTGCACCCTCATCTATCAAATTTTTAACAATTTTGCCGTATGGGGTGTCCATAATCTTGGCACGACCAATAAAGTTCTTTTTATCTGAATACAGATCGGTAATCATGTGAGACACACGCTCAAGATTAATAGTTGGGCCCTCTGGATGACCCAATTCACCAAATGCTCGTTTTTGCTTTACAAAACCATTATTGTAGTCTTTAACCTTTTTGTCCATCATTTCAAAGGTGTATACACGACCATTGCGATTCTTTTGATCGCACATTAAAAAGATACCTTCAATAAAATAGTTTTTTTGACCAGGCGCAACCTCTTCGGTTAAGACTTGTACTTCTTCGTTTATGTCGCAAAATAGTTTCATTTGTAATCTCCTATGTTTTTCTCTTGTATTTATAAAATATTAAACATGACGAGTCACAAATTCAATCATAACAGAAGCAGTTGCTCCACCAGCAAGGTTATTCGATATTGACACCAATCCTGTAGAACCTGTGGAATAGTTTGGAATGGTCATTCTTTCTAAATTAACATCGGCAATATTACCCCACGGCAAAGTGAATGCACGAGTCGAACTACCAGAACCGTAAAATCCAATATCTATATTTCCACCATTACCCGCAACTCCTGCAACAATTCTTGAAATGCAGGCAGAGGTATAAGTAAGACCTTTTGTTTGAAACTCCGCATCACCCCAACCTGCACCAAATGCAGTTGGACCGATATCGAAATAAGTAATTCCTGTGGTATCTCCTTGATACATCACCACCGCACGATTTTTGCTTTTTACCAAATAGTTAATAATATTTGCCATCAGATATTCTCCTTGCAGAAGGTATTTATACCATCAAATGATTTTTTAGTTTCGATTAACATTATACGAAAAGATTCCTGACTTGTCTCATTCAAGGTATCGTGCAGAGCAATAAAACGAGAAGCTTGTGCAGGAGAAATACGAACAATAGAACCATCCAATAACTCAATGGTTCTACTTTTATTTTCACTAACACATAAAGACACACACTCAACAATTTTGCGTGAAATTTCTGGCCGAATACTTATTTTATTTTTCTGTTTCATTAACCCTTCCAATTTGCTTTAACATAATTGAAAAACTTCTTTTTCTTGTCACCTTTAAGTTCACTAGGAGAAGACGCTCCATGCTTCTTTAAGGCTCCGTTAAAGAATTTACGGTAAGCTTTTTGCTTTGGTGACATCTCTTCCTCGTCCATTATATACTTGCCACCCTTCATGTTGACCGCATCCAAGATTTCTTGATTGCTCATGTTGGTTGCCTCGTCCACATTAGTGTTAATCTGTCCTGCCACTCGTTTTGCAGTGTCGGAAGGTTTTAAGAAATTAAATGGTTTAGGAATGATGGCTCCAATACCATCTCCTGAGTCATACAAACCTGCATGACGATTTTCTTGTTTTTCTCCTATTACAGGACTATTTCTTTTTGACAAATATTGCGACACACGATTTTTAGTTTCTCGGTACAATTTAGTTCTTGCATCCAAAGAAACTGCTTCTTCCACAGAAATTTCTGTTTCTTCTTTAATCTTGCTTGTATCTTTATCAGAAGAATTGTGCTCTTTCATAGAGTCTATATAAGAACGACTTGCCGCAACTGCACTCTCTGGTCCTGCAAAAAATTCCCATCTTTTGCCGTCAACATATACACGAACAGGTTTAGACAAACCCAAACCAACTTGCTTTAGAAGGATTTTATGACCTTTATAGTCGGTCTCTTTAATGTAAAATTCTTTTTCAAAGTTTGGATCTAATGACGGATCAGCAGCAGCTTCACGCGGAGCTGCACCTGCTGGCTTAGGTGGCGATCCTGCAGCTGGAGAAGGAATTGCTTTTTCAGAAGATTCAGTTGCTGGAGTCTTTGTGGGGTTTCCGCTTAACCCGAAGGCGCTTTCCAGCTCTGCCTTCAGGTCTTCTGCTAAAGGGTTAGGCACCTCTCCAACTCCAGAATTTGATCTTTCTGAGCCAGGAATACCAACACGACCGCCGACAAAAGGCGCAGAAGGAACACTAATGTTTGCTTCTTCTACTTCTTCTGCTTCTGCTTCTACTTCTTCAGTAGAAATCTTTTTTGCAATAGATTCCTTATTAGTGGAAATTGCTGCATGAAGACGAGTAGACAGTTCAGAATGCAATGCTTTTTTAAAACCAATTACATCTTTATTTGCGGTTGCGTCAATTGCGTTACTTATATTATCCATATACATTTTCCTTTTATTTTATTGTAACCCGAACGATGCATTATCTGGAGCATACATGCCCTTATTACGCTCATCTCTAATCTGACCATTCATTTCCTTGATCTGAGCTTCGCTCATTCCAAGAATCTGTGTGCGTATCCAATAGTGAGAGTAATACTTACCTATGTATTTTTCTACAGATCCCAGTTCCTCATACATTCCTTTTCTGAGTTCTTGGTTTTTTAATTCGATAAAATGACTGTCTTTAAGAAAGTCAAAAAATACACATTCTTTGATACTTGCCCAATCGTCAGTTTTAATGATATTTTTTAAAATTAACTGTTTACGCAACAAATCATAGAACAATTCGCCAAATTTATTTCTGCATCTAGTAACAAATTTGTTGAATTTTAACTCGTCTCTGCTGATTTCCGCAGCACGACCCAACTGAAATCCTTTATCTTGCTCTAGTCTTGACACAGGAACGGTGAGAGCCTTGTATAATTTCTTTTGAAAATACACAACATCGGTCATTTCTCCAAGATTTTGTGCACCACTCAGTGTGCTGATCTCAGTTCCCTTAGAACCCTCTCTACGAGGCAACCAGTAGTCTTCAAGCATGGACATAAACTTCTTGTCGTCTCGCATTTCACCTGTATTGGCGTCATACACCAATTTGTTGCGATACTTGCCCATAATGTCTTTTACATACTGCTCTGCCTTAGTTTTTGGCAATGATCCTACATCAATATAAAAAATTCTTCGTTCAGGCGCTCGGGAGATACGGTAGATAACTACAGCATCTTCCATCATACGCAACTGATTAAGAGGTTTAATTGCCTTGTGTAGGAAACCTACAGTGCGACGATATCGAGAATCGAACAGTCCAGAAGAACAGAATGCGATAGCATCATCGTTGATTTTTACACCAACCGAATTACCACCCGCACGAGGATTGTCTTTGTTGTAGATATAAAAATCTCGATAACCTGTGATAATTTTAGTACCATCAGGACGAGTTTCTTTTTCATATTCACGAATCTTTTGAATATTGAGAGGATCTACAAAACGCAATTCTAATATTCCACGATCTGACTTTTTATCGTCAACAATCACATGGAAATAAATCTTTCCGTCAACATACCAACGCCTAAAGATTTCATAACCTCTAGTTTCAAATTGCATAATTCTAATAATATTTTTAAATTCTTCTTGAATTTTTTCTTTAATGCTGTCACCGACCTTCAGGTCGCTTGTAAAGAATATTTTTACTGGTGCTTCTTTACCTTCGCACACAATTGCTTCGTTGATAATATCGTCAATTGCAATTTCGCAAATAGGATCCATTGACATTTCACGATACTTTGCGACTAGTTCATAGTCGTTTCGCACAGTTCCATCAAGATCCACATACTGACCGTAGAAGCCGCCAGCTTCGACTGGAATAGCACCGTCATCTGTGGTTGGAACCACAAAAGACTTGATTGCCTTGAAGTCGCCTCGCTGCTTCTTCGACCGCTCAATTTTTAAGCCGAAGAAATCCATAGTGTAAAACTCCTTAGATGAATAATATTAAGTAGTAATACCTTCAAGAGTATGATATTGGTAAGACATGGTAACATCAAACTTTGAAAGATCGGTTTTTGATTCAAACGCCAAATCAATAGAACCCAAGGTTTTTGGGAAACAACCAACAAATTTATAGGTGCAAATTGGATTGCCTTCACGAGTTAGTGGTTGAACACTCCAATCAGTAAGATAAGAATTCATGTTGTTTGGGCCAACATTTCCTTCGTAAGAATTCATAAGATTTGACCAAGTTTCAAATGCCTTACGAAGACTGTATGCGCCGTCGTTATAGCAGGAAATTGTCCAATCACCAAAACTTCGATCTCCTGCATATTTGAGTTCTCGACCCATATATGAGGCCTTTACTTCACCCAAAGTAGATTCTGGAATTTTTGCAGCAGAACAAAGGAAAGATACTTGCGACGAAGGATCTCCTAACCCTGCGGCCGCTGCAACATTAGTGATGGCACCAGAAACGGCTCCACCAAAAACTGCACCTGCAACGCCGGCGGCAGCATTAATTGCTCCCATACCTGCACCAGGAAATACACCACTGACAAGATAAAGATTATTTCTCGCACCACCGTTGACAAGGTTGGCTCGGAATGCATCTATGCTGAATTGACTATATGCCATTTACTTTTCTCCTTTAGTATCTATGTTGATTTAGGCGCCGACTTCTTCAAAAGAAACACCAGATCGTGTTGCGATGAAGTTGAGTTGAATGTAATTAATGCTTCGGTTTGGTTTGATATAGATGTCTGCAACAAACCGATTGCTGTCGATAACAGCAGCAGTATTGTTTGCTTCACTACACACAACCTTGAAATCAATAATACCTCGTCGTGCTTGAACATCTCTCATGAACGGTTCGATCATGGATTTGAACTGTGCACGAGTAAACGCATCATTGAATTCAAACAATGAATATTTTGCCGCAGTTGCAATTGCTTTTTCAAGAACAATAAACAAACGACGAACATTGATTCGGTCAAATGCAGAGGACTTAGTTTGTGCAGTTCTATCACCAAACAAACAAGTTCCTTCTCCTGCAAAAGTAACAACAGGATTTACACCATAAGGATAGATAATATCTCTTTGTGTTTGTGTTGGATTAAATGCCAATTTAACTACATTACGAATTTGACCACGATTAAACCCTGCAGGCGAATACCAAGGATCTTGTGCTGCGTCTGTTCTTGCACAAAGTCCTGCAATATCACCATTGAGAGGAACCCAGCGGTAAATATCGTTATACACATCATACATGTATTTGTATCCACTATCAATAAACGCATAATTGTTGTTTCCGACCGCATCTCGTGTTGCTTTTACCGCAGTAATTTTTGCGTCACTAGTTGCAGTAACATCCACAATACGAGGAGACACAAATGCAACACAATCTTTACGAGCCTTTGCAATTTCTGTAATAATAGCAGCAGTTGCTCCATCGGCAGGTCCACACAGCAGCAAAGCAACATCTGATACATCTGAGTCTGCAAATTGTGAGTATGCACCAGTTGTAGAACTGTAAAGCGAACCCACCACATATTCTCCAGTTCCTCCTACTAAATTGCCGACAAACAATCCACCAGTCTGATATACATTTGCAGCCGAAGTATAACCGTTGGAGGTTGCATACGCGGAATTTGCGGTAAATCCTGCAGTCAGGTTTGTAACTGAGTTAGATCCTACAGCAACAATGTAACGAGAACTTGTATTAATTTTTGTTTTATAGTAAACACTAGAACCGTCAAAACTAATAGCACCAGGAATTACAGAAAGGTTTTCAAATTTTTCTAATACAGTTCCTGTTGTTCCAGTTATTAATCCTGTTCTATCAGAAACTATAAGATGAAATGCGTCATAAACTCCTGCAGACGGTCCACCAAAACGATCACCATAAGAAGTGGATGATGGTTGACCACTGTCAAATTGATTACCAAATGCCCAACCTCCGAATGTGGCACCGCCCAACTTCGCAGCACCTGCAAAAGAAACCTGCAAAGCGTCTCCAAGTGATCCAGGATATCTTGCATAAAATACTGCAGGTGCAGAGGTGATCGTTGGTGCAGAATCTTCGTCTGCAATAAACAGAGAGGCAATACTACCAGGAGAAGAATTCTTTAAAACACCAGTATCACCACCACGAACAATTTGAAGATTATTTCCGTAACCTAAATAGTTTGCTGCGGTAAACCAATATTCGTAATTAGAATCGCTGGGCAAACCAAAAGTTGCCACAAGATCTTGTGCATTACTAACGGTGATTCGTTTATTGACTGGTCCCCACTGAAACAATCCAGCAAACCCCGCATTGGTGGTCGCGATTGTTGGAACGATGGTTGTCAAGTCTCTTTCAGTAACAGCTACGCTAGGACTAAGTTGAAATGGCATCTACGGTCTCCTTGTGATATTTCTAGATGAAGATTCAAAGTATATTTAGGAATTTCAAATGTTGCGTAACCCAATAGAACTACTCGTCAGAATTGTCCGACATCCAATTATTTCCTGTTCTTTTTTTACGAGGTCTCAGTTCAGGTTCTTTTGCTAATTCTCTAATAGATTCTTGTGTATTTAGGTCATCGTCTAATTCGGCACTAGAAAACCCAAAAGGAAGCATATCGTCCTCTAACTTTTTTAATTTATCTTCCATTAACTTTCTACGAATGTCGGTATTAACCAAATCTCGGAAATAGGATTGGGTGGACAACCAACCAAACAATACAAGACAAGACACTAGGTCGTCATTATACCCATCACTAGCAGAATATGACGCTTTGCTGGACACATAGGTGGACAATTCAGATATAAGGTCAAAATCATGAGGAATAAGTTTATCGTTCTCTATCAGTTCTTTTACCATAAGACAACCTGTTTTTTTAACTTGATTTGACATTTTTACCCCATACTGAACCCTACCCACACCAAATCCTGTTGCTCTTTGACCTTTCTTACCCTTGATAGTGGTGGTTATCATATTGTCGTATTCTAATTCTTCGTGAATAATATCAGATACTTGCTGACCAGTATCGTTAGTTTCTATGAGAAGACTTGCTTCGTTGTATCTTTGAGCAACAGCAACAATTATATTAGGCAAAAGCATTACAGGCATTGTATTGTTTCTAAACTTGGCAACTACCTGATACGGCATGGCAGTAACATCAATCATGACAAAAGCATGATAGTCTAACCCTAAAGCACGAGAAGTATCCACAGTTATCGTGTAATTGTGATTTTTAATCGGTTCTTTATAGATTGTTAGACCATCAGGAGTTGTGTGTATAGGATTGTCATACGCCAATGCAGACAGTTTTGTTGGACGAATCAGGGTATCTTCCGATCCCATAAATTCACATTCATACTCTGCCAACCACAATCTTTCAGATCCCAATGCTTTTTTTGTAGTTTCTTTCCATGCATCATCGCGTCCAGGCACTTCCCACCATTTTACTTCAATAGGAACATACGGGTTTCTTCCTGCTTGAGCATCCTTCCAAATCTTGTAATACATGTTCATACCTTTTGGGGTAGACACAATAACTACTTTGGAAGTTTGACCCGAAGAAATTGTCGGATACACCGATGCAAAGAATTCTTCTGCAATATTATTGGGAACGAAGGCAAATTCGTCAAGCACCAAGAAATTAAACGAATCTCCACGAACGGCGGTTGCAGATGTGGACGATGCAATAATCTTTGCACCATTTTCAAACTTGATACTTGTTTTATTCCACTCCACCACTCCCTGTTTTAACCATACAGGCAAGCGCTCATACGCCAACTTGATACGATCTAAAATTTCTGTGGCAGTTTTCTGCTTGTTTGCAAGAATAGCAACCTTATAGTCAGGAGTAAACTGAGTTATGTGCAAGACATTTCCTGTTACGCACGAAGTTTTACCTGTTTGACGAGGAAATTTAGAAATAGTGAATCGGTTGTCTTGAATTGTTTTTACAAATTTTTCCTGAAAGTCATACAGTTTGAAAAGAATAGGGCCTTTATCAAGTGAACGAATATAGAAATAATTTTTTAAAAAATAGATAATATCTTCAGAACACTTCATGTATTCTTCCATCTGTTCAGGTGTGTATTCAATCTTAACACCAGGCCCTTTAAGCATGGCGTTTCCAAGATACGCAATTCCTGTTTTAGCCGACATCTATTATGTCCTCTCCCGCAGGCAGTTCTCTAGCAGCAGACTCCAAGTCTTTTCTTGCACGAAGAAAACGAGACAGTTCTGCGGTATTACCCACAAAAATATTGTTATTCGTGGTAACACTACCAGCTAATTTTACAGTATCCTCTCGTTTAATGTCTTTGAGTTGTTTGTGTAGGTGCATGAGTTTGGTATTTGCCTCTAGCGTTGCTTGAATGAGTTGTGCTGCGACTTCATACGCTCGGGAGCTCTGAGTCTCCGCTGCTACCTCAAGAACGCCTTGAATGGCATCCTCGGACTGTACAATGATACGCTTCAGGTTGTCTCGAACTTCCCGATAGTCTCTATCAGGATCAGCACTGCCTGTTACTGAGGATGCCACTGTGATAGAAACAACTTTAGAAGTGGGAATCGTAGTTTCTTGAACAGGAAGATCTAAAGCCTGTAATAAATTTCTGTCCACACGACTAATAGGCTCTTCATCTTTCATTTTATAAATACCTATTAGTATGTAGTGTTGGTTATATTAGTATGTCCTGAAAGATCAGGATCAAACGATCCTGCGGTGATTCCTGCACCAGCAACCACACGAACCTGAGAACCAGTCAGACCAGCACCAACATTCAGATTACCAAAGAAATTTGTAGCAACATCGGTGATAATTTTTTGATCTTCAAACGGCCCGTATAGATACAATTTTGCAGTAAATACCATAGAAATATAAGTTAATTTTCTTAATTCTGTAGCATTACCATACGAACCATCATCTCCTTCTCCAAGTGTGCAAGATTTAAAAACAAAAGGAATATTTACTTTTGGATCCATATCGTTCATTTTAATAGTAACCGTATATTCTGGTTGAAAATAGGGTAAAATTTGCTCCATTATTTGTAGAGCATCCTCTGTGTTCTTAGCCATAATACCAAGATTCATATCAATATTATAAGGAACTCGTTCATATCTTTTTGTAGAAGTTGTGGCATCTTTGTAAAGCAAAGTCTGATTCATTGTGCTCAGTTTGCGAGTCGGATCGTAAGTAATATTTTGTATTTCAAAAGTCATTCTTGGTAGATAATTTTCAATACGAACTTTATTTGCATCAAAATCTGTTCCGATACGAGCAAGTCTACGCAAAAACTTTTGTTGAGGTCCGTAAGAAATAGGAACTTTAATTCTTTCTAGTTCATTTCCAGAATCATCAAAACGAGCAATATATATGTCGTTGAAAAGAGTTCCAAAAGAGACAACGACTTTTCTTATTGTTTTGTGGTAAAAATGTTCTAACATGGATTACACTTCTCCAAAAGGATGCTGCTCATCAAAATTTAGATAAGTTTCTGCTTCGTCTTGTATTTTCTTGTTACTATTGTCAATATAAGTCCCAAATTTATCATCCACCCCAACAACTGTTCTGTATGCAGTATTATTATTCTTAGTAATCCAAACATTCATTTCTGCTTCCGTGCTCGTAAACCACTTACCGCGCAAATCAGTAAGAACAATGCTGTTCGGACTGCTATTGTTGTAGGATAGAACGGTGGCTGAAGCATTCGCGCTCTCCACCGATCCTGTAACGGATCCATTCGAGTATTGATATACATAATCGCCTTTTGTAAAAGTTCCTGTTCCACCTGTGACTCCTAAAGAAAGGGCAATACTGTAACCGGCTTCTTCCTCCACAACATCAATCTCTGGAATGCCAGTGTCCATTTTTTCCTCACTGTATTGAAACAGTTCACATGTTAACTGAAACGAAATTAATTTTCCTAATTGATAAAAAGGATTTTCGTGCTCTACAAACTTAATTTCAAAAAGACCTCGATTAAGAGGAAGATATAATAAATCTCCTTCTAACGGTCTCTCCATAGTAGTTTCTCGTTTAAATCTTTTACGAGATACTGTAAATTTCACACTATCCCTAACTTCAAATCCAAATTTGGTAAAAGTGTCACCACCTTCAAATGCAGTGGTAGTATCCATATACATCTCTATCATTTTAAAACTAGAAAATCTAGAATAAGGAGATTCTCCAAAAAAGTCATCTTTGCGAATCATAGTTCGCGGCAAGTAATACATTTCCATGCCATACATTTTAATAGCTTCAATAGTAAGATCTTCAATAAGATTTTGCTCAGGTAAGTTTTTAAATTTATTAAAATATGGATTAAGTGCCACGGGTTATCCCATCATAAAATCGGTTGGCAACTCATATTTAGCAACAAGTTCTTTTTCTATATTGTCTGCTTCGGTAGTTGCTTCACTTAATATTTTCTCACTATTAAAAGTAACATCTCCTGGCAATTTTATACCACTATATTTGCTTAAATTTGTTCCCCATTGTTTTTTAATTAGTGAGGTTAAGTATTTTTTAAGCATACGATCTTCATAGACTTCCGTATGAATTCTAGGATCTAATATACGATACGCATCAATAACAAAATATTGGCCTGGCAATACAAGCTTCCAGTCCATTTGAATAAACAATTTATTAGTGACTCTACTAAAGGTGACCATTTTGTCGGGCGACAGATATTGTTGCAACAAAGCAAGATAGGATTGAGTTAAGTCATACTGAACAAGATCAATAGTTCCAAAAGTATAAAGATCGTTTAATGCATACTGATAACGAATATCCCACATGCCAACAGATGCACCAGTTATGTGATAAATTTTAGAAATACTTGTAACAAGATCTTCCAGTAAAATATTTGCAGGATTACCCTCTTCAACAGAGGCAGCTGTTTGATCTGCTGCAGAAAAACCAGGATTATCAGATTTTATGGTTATATAACGATTGACTATATCTGCTGGCTGAATTTGGTATTTTAAATACACTTTTTCTATGCCATCAAAGTGATATTCTGAGAAAAACTTAATAGCATCGTCAACACGA